ATGTGTTATCTCTTGTGCGTCCTCAGGTATAGGTCTAGTGAGAGTATCAATCTCACTCTGCGGTAATTCAAAGAGTTCTTCTAATTTCTTTGTCATAAACAGTATTTATTTACCTGCTTCTACCATTGTAGAAAAGGTCATCTTCTGTTATGACTCTAAATGTATAACCTTGGCTTTTACAATAAGCCATTGCAGACGCCCACTTAGCATGGTTTATTGCTACAACCATTCTATCTTTTTGGCTAGCAACTTTACTTTCAATTATACTTTGTTTTTTAGGTTTAATCTCTACTACTTCTGCGACCTTCTGTCCATGCCTGTTTTGATAAACTACAAAGAAGTCAGGTACATAAGTAGTAGGTTTTCCTGTGAAAGGATGCTTGTATGGAATGCGTAATGATTCACTAGCCCAATATAGTACGTTATTGTTTGTATCACAAAACGTCATGAACGTGAGTTCCCAACCCGATCTATACCTAGGTTCGTGTTTACCTATGTATTTTTGTGGGTGCTTTGGAGTATATAGACCTTGTGCCCACTTAGCCATGTTACAATACTACGTTTCTAGCAACGGGTATAACTGGTGCAGGAATTACGCTAACACCGTATAATGATGTTTTAGATTTTAAGCTATTCAACCAGTAACAAATTTGTTTGTTCATTGCCAATGAACCATTGACACCTTGAAGTTCCCCGAGTAGTACTTGAACGTTCACTCCGGTTTGTGTAGAAATTCGAAACAAAACGGTTGTAAAATTATTAGCGATGTTGGTATCTCCGCATACTCTAGTGAAATAGCCGTGCACAAGGTCATACTCACTGGCATTCACTCTCATGTTTGCCTGATAAAATGCATCAAAGATTCTTACTGTTCTATCAAGCGATGTTTTGTCGTCAATAATTCTAGGCATATTATAATGGAACCTGTCTTCCTGCGTATGTTACTGTACCATCTATGACTGTATTTGTTCTCGCCCCCAATGTTGGAGAACCTGCGCCATAGTTTGGTGTAGCTTCATTTGTTGGAAATAGAAATACTACATTTCTATTTAGATTAGGTCTATCTCTCATTGAAATAGTCAAACCTGCTTGCGATTGTGCTTTATTAGATGTTACTAAACCAGGTACTTTTTGATAATTATATGCAACATTTGCACTGTTACTAGGGATAGCAGACATTAGTTACTTCCTCCATCGCCGTATAGTGGTTTTACGAAATTGCCTGGTCTGTACTCGCCTTGCCAAGGTACGTTTCTATTTGCTTCCGGTGGGGTGATCGTACTTAATTGTTTATCATATGCATTAGCAAGACCAAATCCTTTGACGATATCACTAGGTGCTTGTCCATCCATGCCGCCTTCATTGTAAACAACAGACTCATAGTTTATGTCCATCTTACATTCCATAGTTCCTGCGCCATCAGCGTAAGAATATGTATCATGGTCAAATTTAGTAATCATAGGATTAATTAATGTATACGCAGTAAAGGTATGTCTGTTAAATCCAAAAATCGTGATGTTTCTAAAATAAGGTAACTTTAATTGAGTACCTTCATATGTCTCACCGATATAACCCCAATTATTATCACCGGTCAAGTCGTAATTGTATATGTTTCTAACATTATAGTTTTGATTGGCTGCGCCAGCCCCGGGTTGAGTAGATGCATTGTCAGCACCAACTTCACCTTTAAACACACCAGTTAAATTTGATGCATCATTGTAATAGTAATTGTAATATGAATCCCACATTTTTGTAATCGTGTTTAGATTATCATCGTGGAAAGTGATGTTGATAGGATCATACGTGATCTTAGTCTGTACGATTCTTTTTCTGTTATATTGATTAAGTTCCTGCGTCTTGATATTGAAAGACGGAAGCTTTACAGTTTTTACTAATAAACCAAAATTAGCCCCATTGCCTATATTTTTGTCATAAGCAAGAGGGTTAATATCAAAGAAGGTGTGAAATAGAAACTTAAATTTAGGGGTAAGGTCGTAACTACCAGGCCTAAAAATCTTTGCCGCATGTGCAAAGTCTCTAAGGTAAGGACTGCCGAAATCGGCAGGCCTTTGAGTTTGGCTACCGTAGTAGCCGGGTCCGTCACCTTTGTAAGACATTTAAATCCTAAGATTAAGTGCCTACGGAAGTTGCTGTACCAGCGCCACCACGTGGGAATGTACCAGCGCCAGCTCCAACTCCAGATTCTAAACCACTTGGTGCAGACTGAATTGCGTTGTCATATTGGATTGTCATCGCAATTTTGACATCTTCAGATGTACCGTAGTTTAGAGCGTTGTAGTTAACTGACTCTAAGTAGCATCCATATAGTTCCCAACGTTCTAGGATAATTGGTTCATTCAAACCGTTACCACCGTCAAGAATATCAATGTATGTGCTGAACTTATAGTCACTAGCAGATGCCGCACTTGCTTGTTCAATGAAGTCAAGTTGTTTCTGTAGTTGTTCACCAACTGCTCTAGAAACGTTACCGGCAGCATCGTCACGAATGTTAACGTTCATTGGTTGCCATGTGTGCTTACCTGCCATGAATACTGTTGAGTTGTAAACTGGTAAAGTAATTTTAGCGAATTGAACGTTAGGACGTGAACAATCAACTACCTGTCTTGTTAGTTCTTGTGCGTCAGTTAAACCAAAATTGAAGAACAATACACGGAATCTGTATTGTAATTTTGGCATCAACAACGTACCGTTTGCTGGTGTCAAATCTTGTCCACCAGATACTGAGAAGTTGTTTAATGATTGAGAGGCTGTTGCCATTTTATATTTCTCCTGTTAATCTTATTTATCTTTTTATCAGGGCGCCCCAAAGAGCGCCCTTAATAAATTATGCTCCTGATAGTTCACCTGTATTCAATATACGCATTGGTATATAGATGAATTCAGCTGCCTTAACAGGTTCGATTGCAACGTCAACCCATAGCTCGTTTCTGTCGATACGTGCTGGTGTGTTATTGCTTGAATCACAAACTACTAGATAGTCATAGATACCGCGCTTTGCTACCAAGTCTAAGCATAGAGATTCGATAGTGTTAGCAATCTGACCTCTGGTGAAGCCATCATTAGGTTCGAACACATATGGACGACCTGCTAATGTTAACTGTCTACGCATGTAAGCAATCAAACGAGCAACGTTAGTTCTGTCTAATGCAGAGCTAGAGTTAAAGCTTGTCTTGTTACCGTAGTTCAATAGACCTTGACCAGTGAAGAACACTAGCGGGTTAATGAAGTTGACATATAGAACGTCACGAACACCTAAGCGTGTCTTGATTGTAACGAATTCACCAGTTTGTCTATTGATATAACCGATGTTAGTTGCGTTATCAATGATACCACGGCGTGTACCTGCAGCCGCTAACCAAGGATAAGCAATGTTATCGTTTCTAATAAATGTTCTCAACATCATGTGTGATGGGGGAACAGCAACCAAGTTACCTGATAGGTCACTTGTTAATCCACTTGGATAGAATAGACCCAAGTATGTATTGCGTGTTACACAACCTTCTTCACCTGTGCTTTGAGCACCTGCGGCGTTAGTTGCCCATGCTTGAATGTCAGTTGCACTATCAGATAGACCCATTGGGGTGTCACCTAAGATGTAACCTGTCTCACCACGATCAGCATTCAACACAACCATGTTAGGTTGTAGTTCTGGATATGCTGGTGTAGCCATCAAGTTGAAGAAGTTATCTTCATCACGAATATCCGTATTAGTGTCGATTGCGGCACGTAGTGCTTCAACAACCATATTACGTTGTGCTAGACGACCCATGTAAGGAGCGCCATTAGCCATTAGACCACTTACTGATACCCATGCATTTCTCTCTGTTGGTAGAGATTGTCCAGGGAAATTCTGAATGCTAAAGTAGTTTTGTTTGAACTGTTTAACATTATAACCTGAACGGCGTGTGTTGAATAACAACATACCTGTTGGGTATAGTGCATCATCAGGTGCATCCAAATCTAAGTAGTTGCTTGTCAACAAGCTAACAATAGTTGGGATAGGATCATCAGTTACTGATGTTGTTGCGTTTGTTGCCCAACGTGCATCAGAAAACAATACACCGTTTGAATCAGTTTGATTAGCATTGTCAATTAGAACCCACTGATTTGCACCGCTGACAGATTGCCAACGACTGATTACTGGATAAGTTTCCAAATTGCTTGTATCGATCCACAAATCACCGTATACTAATACAGTACCATCACTTTGAGTTGTTGGTTCTGTTGGGCTTACGATAGGACCATTAGGGTCTGTGTTACCTGCACCGCTTGGTAGTGGGAAACCATTCAAGTCATAAGGTTGATTTTTATAGCCTCTCCAACCATTAGATGTGTTAACCATAATGTCAACTTGGTCTACTACTGAGTAGAACCAGTTTGAATTATTAACAGGATTTGCTACAGGAGCACCATCGTTAGCTGTGTAATCAAAAATTACCCAGTTACTCAATTCATACTTATAAGCTGTTGTTGCCGAACCTGTAACATATGTTACACCAGTAATACCGCCGCTAACGTCTATAGAAAGAACTTTGATTTGTAAATCGTTAGTTGTTACCTCGCCACCTAAATCGTCGCCGGCTATAGTTATTATATCACCGGCTGCATAACCAGTACCAGCATTACCAAATGTATTTGGACTGACAACATATGCACCGTTACTTAATGTAACTGTGAATGTTGCATTTGCGCCGCCACCTGTTGTTGCAGATTGTGCTACTTCACTGAATACTGTTTGAACACAGCTATAATATCTTACACCATCTGTTGCAACAGTAAATCCAGCTTCTGCTAGAACACCGTTAGATTTATACTCATATGTACCGGATGGTTCAATATCGTCTACTACAATTACGCCACCTTCAGTATGTGTCAATTGAATTGCACCTGATGTGGCTACTGTTGCAGTAGTGAAGGGAATATTTGCCGCTGACCATGCAATTGTAAAATCACTAGCGTCAGCACCTTCAGGAATAGATACAGTATATGCAGTACTTAAAGAGTTACTACCTGGAGTAGAAACGTTTACATACAACAAGTATGGGCCTGAACCAGTTGGACTAAGTGCAGAAAAGTCAGGTGCTGTATTTGTACCTGTAACTACTGTAGGACCAGTCGCTACACGCTTCCATAGATTTACCGGAGCTAAATTGAACGAATTGTTTTGTGTATATTGAGCATATACCGTATCAGCAGGAATTGCTTGACCGCCAGTAGGATCTAATGCATAAATTGCACTAACGTCACCTTGTGCAAGAGTTACTGTTTTAGTTTCCCAAGATGCAGTAACGTTTGACCATTCTTGCACAGTTGGGTTTAGACCTGTACCGCCAACTTTCATCCATACAGAACCTGTTGGACGAGGATATGTTTGTCCGGCGGCCCATAGTGGCTGTTGTGCGCTTGTTCCCCATGACATTACTGGTTGATAGTATGTACCAGGAGCAATACCTAAATCAGTAAGAACCGTGCCTGATCCCGTAGAAATAGTAAGAAATCTTGGAGCACTACTAGCACCTTCTGGGAAAGCTTGGAAAATACATAATTTGCCATCACGTACAGATGCTGATAAGTAACCCCAACCTAAACTATTGATTACTCCTGCAACACCAGTAACGTTTCCGATACCGCCGCCTGCGTCAGGAACACTGATCGCAACTGTTACGTCACCATCCATGTTAAGATTGAATGAGTTTCCTGCTGTTAGTGCAGGAGATGATGCTGAGCCTTGTACTGTAGGCCAATCTTCGCGCCATAATTTACTACCAATTGGTGCCCATACATTATCAGTTAACTTATAGAAGAACTGATGTGATGTGGTTGGAGCATCACCTTCTTGGGGTAATGCATATACTGCATAATCACCAATTGCACCTAAGCTTGATATTGGATCTCCACCTGACATGTAAATATCATCAGTAATGATAATAGGATTCTGAATTTCAAAACTACTTGTTGTAGCGTTGAATTCATAGATACCCCATGTTGATGTTGTAGTGTCTAACCAGTATGTGCCGTTTGAAGGCTCACCAACTGGTCGACCTGTTTGACCTACTAGACTTGCTAGATCAATGTCTGCTCTCAATACATAACAACGATTTGAAGCACCAAGCACAGAATATGCTGCCTGAAGGCCGTACTCATTGAGTTCATAACCCTGTAGAGGTGTACCATTGCTGGTCGTATAGAAAGTCGGGTTACCAAATAGTGTAACTAAGTCACGTTGACTTGTTACTTGGT